GCACCATCGTCAATGGCACCAACTTCAACGCTGGCTATCCTCATAACCATGCCAGTTACTCCAATATCTGGCCAGTTGAACACAAAACAATCTCCCTCTTCTAAAGAGAAATTCTTCCTATTGATAATCAGAGTACATGTTGATATAGGAATTGCAGACTGTTGCAGTTCTCTTGAGGCTACCCTAGAAGCCCAATCTGAAGTAGCAAATCCAGGCATGTGAATAGTGAGTGAATTTATCTGTCCACCACATCTGTTTATTCCAGCAACATCTTGAACAGTTACTCCACTAGCTCTATTCTCTCTGTCAACGTATGTGACTATGACCTGATTAACCATGTCGGTTGAACTCGGGGTGAAAAATTCCACAAGCTCAAGGATGTTGGATTCATTTAGTATTGGGAGAATTCCTATGGTGTAGTCATTACGAATGGCCTTCAATTTAAGTTTACCCGTAACATGACTGAAGTATAAAACACCGTCTATGTGGTTAAGTATTACTTTTATGAATTCATCCACGCCTGAGTTTTTCCCCCAGAGCAGGGATAGTCCAAGACCCTCATTCTGCATTAAAAGGGCTGTAGCAAAGAAAGAGTTCTCATCAATGTCTGTCTCTGGGTATCCAAGAGTTCCCCAGTAGCTATTAGTGAGAACTTCCCTGACTATATGGGCAGGGTTCATGTCTATAAAACCGTCAGAGGCAGTAATATTGGCATAGTCTGGGCGCCATCCAGTTAAAGTCCTCTGAGCCATCATTGACCATTCCTTAATATAAGGATTATTGGCAGACACCATAACCTTGTTGCAAACTAGAGTGAGCAAGCCACGGAAGGCTGGAATAATGGAAGTTCCTAGCACCCTCACTAAGTATGGATTTTTGTCTTGGGAGGGGACCCCGAAACACACATCTACGTTACCAACTATTCCCCCTTCCTTTCCCTCTCCTCCAAATAACTCAGGCTTGTCAATGTATATGGTGGAGTTAGAAGATACCGCCCCTGTCCAAGAAACTTTATCCCCAACATCAATTCTCAGAATTTTATCGGCGAATTGACAGAAGGCCAATTGAAGGCCAGCATAATACCTGTAGCCAGAAACATACTTCTGCTTCTTCTTCCCTCCACTACTGCCCATTAGTCACCCTCCTGTGAAGTTGGCTCTACGGCCCACCCAGTTGATTCTGCAAACTCTATCGCTTTAGTAGCATAAGATGTCTGATCCAAACTTAACAACAACTCAGCATCAATGCCCTCTGACGTGAGCTTTCTCCAAGAATATCCTACGTCCTTACACCATACCCTCATCTGTCTATTGCAATAGCCAAGAGCTTTGAGATGCCAAAACTGAACGTGCCCAATCATTTCTTTCCACCACCCTCTTGAACTATTGGAGTAGTTCCAATATCTCCATACCAAATAAGGTTTGGCTGTTTTAATAACCTTGTTCCAAAGAGGATTGGTACAGGGGAAGACGCATCTACGGTAGTTGCTGTCAATTCCCCAGGTACTGGATCATCGGCCTTTGGAGTCTTTGGTTGGAGCAGATAAGAGACTACAGTAAGAGCCACCCACACTAGAGCTAGTTGCCACATAATTCACCTATACTATTGCATCCCCGGTGAAGGGATTGTCATTAGGGAGAAAGGGGAGTCCACCGAAATTATGCTCATTATTGAATAGACTATTACAAGCGGATAATGTTCTTGGACAGCCTGGAGTCAGTGTAACGGGAGCACTCACTACAGCTTCAGGGATACCATCAAGTAGTTTTATTGCAGTTCCAGAGTGAGACACCACCATCATAGATTTTCCATCTACTGTAAATACCCCTCCAGTAAAGAATCCATCTGGCCTTCCACCAGAACTACTCAGCACAACATTAGCCCCAGTGACTGAACTTATAGTAGTAGATGTCACCCACGATGCTGAATTCAGCCCACATTGAACCCCGAACAGAACATGGGGGCAACCAAGTTGAAATATCCTTCTTAATCCCAATCTCTTAAATAGAGTAAAAGTAGAATCTGAGGATAATGTCGCAACAGAACCATGCCACTTACAACCAGTTATTCGTCCTTTCCATATTACAGAAGAGTTTGAAGTTAAGTCTCCATAATGAAATCTGCTTATGGTTATGGTCATTATAGATGGTATCCATCCAGACCTAAACCCTAAAGTAACATCAGCATCTTTAACAATTTCAATATCAACGGAGGATTTATTAACATCTCCGCTTCTAGTAAACTGCCCTCTGCTTATATAAATAGGTGAGTACACACCCTCACCCACCATAATCTCATGGTCTGCGCTGGTGTACAACCACTCAGAACTCCCCATAGAAAATCTATAAAGCTCCAAAGGCTTACTATCAAAATCGCTCTTTTCTCGTTGTTCAAACGTCATGGCAAAGTCACCACTGGAATACTAGATGTCATTGATTCGGTAGAGTCCCATTTAATTTTTATATCATCAGAATCAAATCTGACGAACTCCATCCAATTGTTTCTTAATACCGAGCTCTCAGAGATAGTAAATGGTAGTGGGGCAGTAAATGTCAGCTCTTCATTCCCATCCAAAGTTTGCATCACAGAGGCTACTTCCATTCTAAAAATCTCTCCTGAGAAAAGTTCAAACTCTAAATGAGTTCTGGAGGCACTTCCAAGAAGTGATCTTTCATAATCCATTTGCACTACTACCACTTTGTTCTGTCCAGAATTGGCAGTCAAGGCGATCTCAATGGAATCTTCGTCGCTTACTACCCAAAAAGGCACCAATTTACCATCTCTTTCATACAAAAATCTCATAAATTCCCCAATTTGAGCCCTTCCTTGAAGGAGAAATTTCAACGTCCTGGATCTTATGGGTTCTAAGGACTGAATATCATACGCAACGACCCCAGTTATGTTGTCTAGTTTAACCCATTTATTATCTAATGATTCTTGTGGGTCTTCCCAAGTAATAGGGAAGTCGTTCACTGCATACCCGTCATAAGACTCTACTGAAAATCTACCGGGAAGTCTAGTCTCATTCATCAATTCTGCCAGAACCTCAAACTCTGCAGTGTCGTCTGTGTGTCTAACTATCTTTCGTGTCGTAAGAATGTTTGCATATCTGCCTGGGGCTATGAAAGATCCAACCGGCCAGTCTTTTAAGAATGGGGTACCAACAGATATTACCGACTCCGACATCAAGGCAACATTTTTTATTTCATAATTGTTGTAAGCATCCCATACAACTACCCAGCGGTCTATCTCGAAATCGGTGTTCAAGGTATCAATAGTTACTGTTGCGTCCAATGCTGTTATTGGGGTAGTCAGCATTTGTACATCTCCAAACATTGGAGTAAAATAGAATCTCACTCGTCTGGCACCTAAAATATTCTCAAGGTGTCTGCGTACCTTTCCTGATTCAACGAATTTAAGACTTAATGAGTGTCTAGCACGATTTCTAAGCTGAACCCTTTGCTCAGTACGATCATGAGCTATCATCACGTCAGTAGCCCATTGAAAGCTTTCTGAGAGTCCTTGACTCCAATCATGTTCACACATCAAATACCCAATGACCCCAGATACTATTGGTACCCTACTACCTTTTAGAGTTATTACTGGATCAAGTGAGCAAGAGGAGTTAAAGGATATGGTTGCTTCAAATGTTGGCGGCCCTTCTAAGCCAATAACTATATCCACCCTTTGCTGCCCTTTAGCTGGAATAGTTGTTGGGATGGTTAGAGAATTGCTGATGCCATCTATCTGCCCAGTAGTAGTCAGCGAGTCTACATTCAGACTCGCTGTAGGGTTTCCGTTATAGAGATAGGTTGCAACCTTGTACTCTTTGCGAAGGAACCCAACCTCTCTGTACTTTGGTGCAAATGAAGTAAACATCTGCATTTCCCTATTCAGATTCTTAGAAGAAACTAATGGAGATAAAGTGAAAGGTAAAATTGTTGGTACAAATCCAGATGACATATTAGAACCTCATGTAGAGGTCTATACAAGGAGACCATGGAGTCAGTATTGATGAAGATATATTCTCTGAACCCGTAAGACCAGACCAATGAATCACATCTACAGGGGCCATAGAGACCATACTCCCATGAATTGGATTTGTAATATAAGCCGGTAATGGGGCTCCTGGGACCGGATAAAACGGATAAGCAGTATTGTGGAAAGAAGTGGTTGATAGGGTTTCAGGACACTCCCAAATACCAGTAGTAGCCGGTATATCTCCATAGATTATCTGCTGAGTTATTAGCAGACTATGCTTTAAAAGAAATTCTGACATTATGCTCTAAGAAGTTTCCAAGGGTAAGACCTTCCAACCCCTACTGTCTGAGTGAGAGTTACCGTTATCTCTGTATCTATAGGCACTGGAATTGAATACTTATTGGGCTCAGTTTGTACATCTGAATAAGTTGTAGAATATGCCTTATATGCACTGTCTGAAAATTCTCTCTTAGTGAGTATGTTTAAGACTATGGTGTCTCCAGCTTGCATAGCTGAGGTATTTACAAGGAGGACGTATATGCCCACACCTGTTTTCTGTGATAAGGAATGTTCTGTGGATATTACCGCAGTTTGAGTTCCGTATGCTGCCGCTGTTAGTGCCATTTCTTAGTCCCTATACGCTGAGTTTAAAAAGGTAAGAGTCATCTCCAATAACATATTGATCGGTCCCAATAGTTATAATTTCCCAAAGCCTATAAATATCATAACCATAAGAGCACCTATACACCCCCTCGGCTGTCCCTAGTGGCTGTCTTTGTGAAGTATTTGTATGGATTCTAAAGATCATTACTGGAAATGGAACTAGCGCGAAGTTATAACTACACAAGGCTGACACACAACTTTCAGAACCTCCACTACCAACTAACAGCCCTGCTCTTGCATTATAATCCCAAGGGGTAGCCCAAGTCCCGTCAACAAATAAAGCTGATGAGTTGCTAAGATAAGATTCAGCTCGGAGAAACGTACTTGAGCTTGAATAATTCCCACATAAAAACACACCATTTGCAAATGTGCCAACTTTTCTATCTATAGTACCACCCATCATATACTTAGAGCCATATTGACTATATGAATGGATAACTATTGAGTTTCCACAGGAAAAAAATTTATAGGAAGAGTTGTTAGTAAACCATTCCAGCGTAGAAACATTCCCAGAAGTTAGTCCTGCAACTGTCCCAGAAATGTTAATATTATTGACGCTTATCAGGAAGTTAAATTTATTACCGCCTTTTGTTAAACTTACTGCAGTAGTAGTTAAATCAGACATTGCCCAACCATTTGCAGTCCCAAAAGAGGCAAGATCACTAAAAAATGTAGCAGCATTCGTGTATGTATATTGTTGAAATAGTGCCATCTTAGTTCATCCTCAGAGCGCAAAGGTTAGCATAGTCTGTTCTGTA